TATTCTCTCAATGGTTCCAGGTACTTCCCATCTCCAGTTGTTGCCGGCAAGAAGAGTTGGTGGATACGTAACACCATCAACAGTAAGACGAGCCTCACCATCACCAGTTCTTAGAGACTTGATGAGAACTGAAGCATTGCAGGTGATTGGTGTTGTTGGTATCCAAGACATCCACTCATTAGTAGTAGATACCTCAGCAGCATTGCCTGCGCCATTGAAGGCATAGGAGGGTGGGCTACTACTAGGGAAGTTCTTCTCATTAGGCACAGCAACCGGATCATTACCAGTTCCTGCTGTCCACAAGTAATTGCTCCAAATTCCAACCGGAGCAGTTTCAAACCCAGTCGCCGTGAAGTCGTTGCCGTTGCCACTACGGTCTGCACCAAGGTCATCAGGGTCACTGAAGTCAAGGTGGAAACCGTTAACGCCGAATGAGTTGTTGACGCCATCGACATAAATTTGACCATCAATCCTGACAGCTGAAATCCGAGCATCAGTACCAGGACCAAAAACCCTCAAGTTATCAAAAGTGCCGGATCCCGTATCAACAGTTGTCCATGCGTTCTCGAGGCAAGGAACAGAGGCTGTTTCTGTCCCCTCAAATTGGAGGGAGATGGTGTTTGTGCCAGGCGCAGATGGCGTCCATATTTCTACGCTCTGGTTGTAGTTAATAGGTGTAGGTGGCACCCAGCTAATAGTCTGGCCAGAAGTATTGCCAATGCAATTGGTACCTGTATTCCCGTCAAACATATTTCTGCGAGGATGGTCAAACTGAGCTCCAGGATCACCAATCAGGGTGACCCCTGCGCTCCAGATGAATGGGTTGGTGAGGATGCGAGTTCCGTCGGCGTCGGTTACTTCAATCGCATTAAGACGACCTGCCGCACCACCAGAGCCATTTAGAGCAAGGTTTGTGAGATCAAGCGGGAATGTAAGGGCAGGACCCAAATCAATCCAACTGCTTCCACTGCCAGCAACTATGCCCGTCAGGGTTTCGTTTACCCAAATTCTGGCTTGTTGCTCAGTAAATACTCTGAGGCCAGTTAGCCCTTCTAAGGCATTCTCAGGGCGGTAGATAATGGTTGAGCTTGAGTCAGCAGCGTCTGCACCATCTGACGTGTCGCCATTAAAAGCTTGCTCAGCAAGTGTGGCAGGTGTAGTGGAGTCAAAGTTAGGAGCATTTGTATTGTTTCCTGTGTTGTCTGCGAACAGGAAATCACTGAACCGCATTTTGGTGTTGGCGAAGCTGACGCTGCGCGGTTCCCAAACACCGTGGTGGTCGTAACGTCCGAATGCTGTGGGTTCTAGGGCTTGACCGTCGATGAAGTAAACGTCGGCTAAATAGCCTTGAAAGAATTCACTTGCACGGGCGGTATCACCACCGATGAAATGTTCGACATTAGTGTTAATGCCAACTGAGGCTTGAGTCCAAGTTGTAGTAAGTTCGCCGTTGATAAACATTCTGATGGTGGTTCCATCGGAAATATCCACTCGGTGATACCACGCAGCAGGATCTCGGCGCAGGGCGGTCTCTTGGTTAGCTTGCGATGCAGTAGTCCATCCGAAATTATTTGATCTGATGTGGCAAAAGAGCACGGGAGATGCAGTGCCAAAGATCTGCTCATCGCCGGTGACATCCTCTGTCTTCTTAATCCATGCACTCCAAGTCCAAGTAGCACCACTGTTGTTGGTCATGGTGCGTGTTAGACGTGAAGCACCACGAAACCGCAGGCTCTGGCCGATTAGCCCGCCGCCACCACCGCCGCCGCCGTTGTTCGGTCCATCGGGATTGTCCGTGGACGTGCCAGCCATCCACCAATGCGCTGAAAAATCCATCAGGCGATACCTTCAGTCGGATAGCCGAGGAGGATGTTAGGCGTCGCCCCGCCCGTTTCTACGTAAAACGGAATGATTGAATCGGCGGCTGCGTCGATGACCGAACCAGCGGGATGGTCGAATGCTCCGTTCCAGGTGTTGGCCTGGGTTGTTGTCCAAATCAAACCGCTTGTACCTGCCACAGCATTGGTCGGAGCCGGAATCTCGGTGCCAGCGGCCAGATTATTGGTCCAGAAGTTGCCCTTGCTCATATCGAAACCCCCTGCCCCTGCACTGATTGCAGTGACCGGGGTGCTCAGCGAACCACCGGCAACACCGGTGCCAAGTGAGATGCCACTAACGCCGCGGGCGATTGTGGTGCCGTCTAGCTGAACCCGAACCGTACCAGCGTCACCGGCTGGGTCGGTCTCAAGACCTTCGCCCAGGTCAACGCTGACCTTAGGGCTGGATGCGTCGGTGGAGTCAACCGCAATGCCGGCGCCACCATCAACGCTGGTTACGCCCGAGCCTGCAGTGCCGATGGTTTCCCAGGCAGTGCCGTTCCAGTATTTGAGCTCGTCGTTGTCGGTGTCGTACCAGAGCTGGCCGGTGGTCGGTGAACCTGGGGCGGTGTCGCCAGATGTAATACCGTTTTTGCGCACCCATGCGGTGGTGGGGATGCGGTCGCTGTCATCGTCAGCGCCGGGGGTGGCGCCGTTTTCTAGTTGCGGCTGGCCCTGCAGGATGACCTTCGCTGGCTCAACAGATTCGGTTGTATATGTGCCACTTACATTGCCCAGCGCTCCAGCGAGATACTGGAGCATGCTGTTCATGGCCACCCTGAATTCCTCTCGCGTGACCGAGAGGTTGTCCATTGAGTTGGACTGTCCAGAGCTGGGTAAGTTGGCCACGACTATTTAATCCCTGAGACGAGTCTAGTAGCCAGCAACGATGGCGTCTATTAGGCCATTGGTGGTGTTGCCGTCTTTGTCGAGGCAGCTGACATTAAAGCCGGTCAGATCTTTTTGGTCTAAACGCGCCGTAATAGCGTCGCTTCCAGCCTGCGCCTGGAGCGTCAGATTGACCGACCCAACGTGCCGGAATGTTTGCTTAAGTGTGAAGCGGCCACCACCTGAAGGGACTTGGAAGTCGTCGACGACTTCAAACAAGTCGGGGTAATCGATGATCACATCGACGTCGTTGATTTGTGCTTTGTCCGTTCCATCGATGCTCTTCAGCCTGACTCCCAGCTCATAGATGCCGGCGTTCAGCTTCTCGAACGGAGCCAGCGGGTGGAACTCGCCGTCAATGTCGGCTGAGGTTGACCGGTAGAAAAGGTCGGTCAGCGGCGTTTCGTAGAACGGATCCGTGGTCGGGTCCTTGTAAATAAGGTCGGCGTCGTCTGTTGGCACGTGGCGGATGAACCACTGATACGTTCCAGTGCTTTTGGTGAAGACCACGATGCCGCCGCCGTTGTGCACGATCGAATGCGGGAAGATGTATTCACCGGGCTTGGATGGGTCAATGAGCTCAAGGTTGCAGCCCTCCTCACCGCACTCGTAGAAAACGTCGCTAGTCGGATCCTTGTAGAACGGGTCGGTAGTCGGGGTTTCATACACCAAGCACGGTGCGCCCTGATAAATCTCGTCGCTATAAGGCTGTTCGTAGAACGGATCCGTGATCGGAGCCGGGTACATCAGCGTGTCGTAGTTGACGCCACCACTGATCAGTTGGATATTGTCGTACGTGCCAGGGAAGCACTCGTCTTTCAGGTCGCGTTCTTCCACCACGTTGGTGGGGAGGGCGTCGCCGAGGTTGACCAGCACAAACTGGGTGTCTTCGCTGAGCCAGCCCGTGCGGTCACGCGGGCGGATCATCACGGTCCAGGTGCCGGAGTCAAATAGCGTGGTTTCGAACCAGCGTTGATCACCTGGCACACCGTCGGCATATAGCGGCCAGCCCAGATCCCAGTCGACGTTCGTACCAGCCTTAAACCGGATTTCAAAGGCTGAGATGTCGTTGACCACGCGTAGTGGCCAGTTCTCGACAAACGGCGGATCGGTTGTGAATTCCCAGCTGAAGCGGCGAGTCAGCGGAGTATTGGCCTTAATCGGCTCGGTGACAACCGTAAACAGGTCGGGGATCGGAGGGTAAAGCTCCTGAACATCGACTGTGTCGGTCACATAGGTGTCACCCTGAAGGTCCGGAATCAAAGTGCGCAAGCTCAGGCGCACTTCCCAGTTGACCAGCGCATGGAAGGCGACAGCGTAGTAATCGTTGGTGGGAATATCCGCGATTAGGTACCAGCCGTCAGCGTTTGGCTCGCGCAGGCCGCGCTCTTCAACATCGGTAAGGTCGCGGGAAGGTTTGCACTCCAGCCGCACTGCATTGACGTAGGGCGGAATGTCGACGTTGAAATTCCAGCTGAACAGCTGTGAGCCGCTCGACTGGTTCATGTGCATCAGCGTGGCGTTGTCCGTCGCTGGGTCGCCGCCGTCATCTCCACCCAAGTCGGGGAATGGGATGTAGTCGGTGATTGGGCCGATAGTGACAACGTCGCTCCAGGGGGATTCTTGCCCTGTCCGGCCAACACTTAGAACTCTGACCTTGTAGCGGTTGGCGACCACGTACTGGTCGATGGGAACCTGCTCCCGGGTGTCGACCTGGAAGAGGATTTCGCGCCAGGTGTCTTCGTAGGTGGTGGTGTCAGTATCTTCGTCGTACGTTCCAGCTTGGTATTGGACGCGGTAGCCGCGGATGGTGAGGTCGAAACCGTTGAGGATGTTGTTGACCTGCCCGGGTTTCCAGGCCAGATTCATCTTTGCCTGGTTGTTGTCCCAGACCAGAGTGTGGGTGGTGATGGTCGGCTTTTCGGGCGCAACCGGCTTGAATAAGTAGTCGTCGTCGGGGTTGAGAGGGGTGTCGTTATCTACTGAGTCGTAGATGTCTTCTTCGTAGCGGAGCGCCGACACCGCGTACACGCCACCATCCTGCTCTTCGACTGACAGCACCCGGAACAGTTGTGCTGACCTGTCAGGGACCTCGACGATCCACGGGTTGTTGATGACAGGGTCGCCATGGGACGTTGCGGCGAGGGTGATTGTCCTGGCATCAATGTCGACTGAGCCGATGTTGCGGCTGATGATTTGAGGCTCATTGTTCGTTCCATTGACCATGTACTGGAAGGTCGAGCCAGCCCACGTTGTGGGGGTAGGTGGCATCTGGTCGACGGTGATTGTGTTGCCGCTGACGGCTGTGACCCTGCCCCCGTATCTGCCGGCTGCCTTTAGGGGGTCGGCGATTTTGACCACATCGCCTGGGCGGAGGGCCATGCCGATTTCGTTGGTGCGGAAGGTGATGGTGTCGTCAAGCTCCCGCTCGCTGTAAAGCGCCCAACGTGCGGCGCGCAATGCCTGGCCGCGACTGGTGCACCCCAGCATCCGCAGGTCCATCGGCTTGTAGCCAAATCGGTTGAGGCTTTCTTCGTCCGCGATGTACTCAACGCGGGGCTGATAATTGTTGTTTGGCTCGTCCCAGCTGACTAGGCAGACGGTGTGGCGGGCGCGTTTGGCAGCGCCTACATAAATAAAGTTGCCGGTCTCAACCTTGCCGTCAGCGCTGACGTTCTGAATCGTGTTGGATTCGCTAAAGGTGAAGACGGGCGTACTCGGGCGGTCTTGGCCCGACACCACCATGCTGGCGGAGTAGTACAGAAGGCCACGGAAAACGCTGCTGATTTGCTGCAAGACGTTCCAGGCTTCTTCAGCGGTTTGTAGAACGATGTTTGCGGTGAACCGTGGTTCTTTGCCGCCGCCCATGGCGTCGACTTCTCCATCGCAGTACTCAGCTATCTGATACAGCGTCCACTTGTCCACCAAGTCTTCGCTGATGTATTCGCCCAGGCCGTAGCGGTCATTGACGATTAGGTCGCGCAGAATCCAAGCCGGGTTGTTAGTCCAGGCGGTGTCTGCTTTGAAGGTTCCGTCCCAGGTGCCGGTATACTCGCGCTTTTCTGGGTCGTAGTTGCTGGGGATCTGGACCTTTAAGCCTTTCAGGTCGATCGATACGGCGGGCAGACCGGCGTAAATATCGGCACGGATGCCGACGGTCAGCATCGAGCTTTGTGGGTAGTGCAGGCCTTGCTTCAGGCTGGCGGCCACGGAGCTGTAATTGAACTGCGTGCTGTAAACATTTGCCCCGCTTGTGCGCTGATCGTCGTCTTCTGTCTTGCGCTCAACTACTACGTTCCAGGGGCCGGAGCCTTCGAAGTCGAAGTCGTGTTGACGCTGAAACTGGCCACTGAATTTGCCTTCGACTTTGTCATCAAATACAACGCGCTCGGTGCCGGCGTTGTCGGTGTAGCTGATCTTGTACTCAACGCTGGTTGGCAGAACGTCGCCGTTGCCGGATTGATAGACCAGCGCTTGGAAAGTCAGGAGGACTTTGCCTGCGTACTCGCCCGAGTTGGCAGACACTGAAACGGCCTGGCCGATCGGGACGTCTTTGTTGACTTCCTTGTCAACGCTGATGACATCGCCAATACGGAAATATCCCGGAACAGCAGATTGCTCGCCAGCCACACGGCCATAGCTGAAAACGAGGTCTTCTGGCTTGGGGCTGGGGTCAGCAGTGCCGACTTGAATGGGTGTGTCGTCCAGACGGACCGACTGCAAAAGCCCTTCGCGGGTGTTGCCTTCTGCAGGGCCTTCAACTTCGCCCTCGGCTAGAAGAAATTGAATCTGAGCAAAGCTGACTGAACGAAGACCCGGGTCGTCGTCCGTAAAAGTTGGCGTCCGAGGTGCTGGCGCTTGGACAATTGTTGTTTGCTGAACAACAGGTGCCGGAGCTTGGTTACCCCCGCCCCGTCTGCCGCCGCCCCCACCTCCGCCGCCACCGGCGCCTCGTATTACTTTGCTCATAGGTCGACGTTGTTCACATAACCGAGAAGACCGACCGTTCCAGTCGTTTCGATTTCTCGGTCACCCAGCAGCCCGAGCTGGAAGTTGACGACGCGGGGAGCTTGAACCCGACGCAGGCCGTAGACGACTGGCACGGCTTCGCCCTGACCGCCGGTGCCTTGGGCGCGGCTAAACAGGTTGGATTCCAAGTCGTCGCCGCGAGCTGCCTCAGTACGGCTGACTCGGGCAGATGGCTGACCTTTCCTGGCCGCACCAGCCTTGGGGCCGGACAGCTGTGGAGTGGGTGTAATTAAATCTGCGACGCCGCTCAGTGCCAGGCCAGCGCCGACCAAGCCGACGCCCAGCATTGAGGTCAGGCCAAATGTGGCAGCCGGAATGAAAATTGCAACTGCGATGAGTGCGACGCCAGCGATGATTTTGCCGATGCCGCCGCCCTTACCACCGCGACCCACGAGTACAGGTGCCAGCACAATTGTCTTGCTGCTGGTTTCACGCAAGGTTTCTTCCGCGTCCAGTCCTTGAGGATTGTCAGTGACTACTTTCCACTGAATTCCTTTTGTGTGTTGGTCGAGGACCCACGGTTTGAAGCCTTTAAATATTGCTGTCAGCGCTCGAACAGCCTCGGCTGGGCTGGATACAGCGAGGCGATGGACACGGCCAAACTTGCGACCCGCGGCACCTAAGAGCTTGATCGTCTTCAGCTCTTCCATAGCTGGTGCGGGCGTACAGCCATTC